TAAGTTGCAGCAGTTCCATAACCAACACCACGATTTGTGATTGTGACAATTTTTAATTGTCCACTAGTTGAAGCATTATTTCTAACTGCAGCAGTGCTGTTATTTGTACTCCAATTTTGTGGTAAAGGTATGAAACTTGTTGAATCAAACTTGATAATACTGTTGGGATCAATAGTAAAAAGATATTTCCAAACATATCCGTCTCCAGATGCACCAGCAGATCTTGGTTCTAGGTCTGTGAATAATGGTTCATCAAGAGATGGTCTTCCAGATATGTTTTCTGGATTTGTTCCATTTTGTAGACAAATATAGACTCTAAAATTTGAGTTCATCACATAATAATTTGTATCGTACAAATTAGTTGAACTAGTTTGTGGAGACAAATTTGATCGAGAATAGTCATCTCGATACATTTCATATGTTGTACCTGATGACCAAGTTATCTTTCTTACAACTCTTGCAATATCATCTGAATTTAACTTCTTGAGAGCAATCATCGTATCCCAATAATCATTCTCTTCACTAAAAGAATCCTTTGGTGCTGGTGGATTTTCATTCCAATCTGATTGAAAATCTGCTGGGTTTGGAAGACCAATCCACGCATAATAACTGTTCGTAGTTGATGCTATACCAGCTACAAAATTTTCCGAGTTTAATATACGCAGTTGATCAGTTATAATGGCTGACATTTTATCAAAGACTTTTTGTTTTTATTTATGTTAGTTGTAGGATTCTTTTAAATCCCTAGTTCTAATGATCACAGGGCCAGTTTTAATTCCTGTAATACCATCATTATTAATAACAGTAAATGGACTCACACCTTTTTTATTGAAGTCATGTAAACGACCCCAAGAAAACTTACCAAAGAATCCACTTCCAATACCAATACCCTCAGTTGAACTTACACTTACAGTAACTCTTCTCAAAGTAGTTGCACCAATTCCAAAGGCAGGGCCTTGTATAGTTTTAGCACTATGCACTCTGTATATATTATCTAGGAAGGAAGTTCCGATTCCTACTGGTGAAGTTCCAATCGCATTTTCATAAGCAGTTAATCCATTACCAACATTTGTTTCAAATGCTGTGAAGTAATATCCAGATGCAATACCACTCACGGTGATTGCAGATCCAACAACTGATGCGTCACGAAGAACAGAGTCTTGTGGAATAAAGAGATCAAACTGCATTGCAGTTCCGATTCCAGCAACAGTTGATGTACCAATTCCAACAATGTGACCAAAATCACCGTCATATTTAATATCTGTTAAAATATCCTGAGTTATAGATTCTGATTCAACTAATACTGATGGTGGATTTGTATTAGTATATCCAGAACCAGCGTTTGTAATACTTATTGCAGATACAGTTCCGAGACCAGATACGGTTGCATCTGCTGTTGCATTTGTAGATGTTGTTCCAATACCAGCATGAATGGTTCCAATACCAGCAGTTACACCAATTGAGACATGAGGTGCAACAGTATAACCTGATCCACCATCAGATATTACGACACTCGATATGGTTCCAGCAGCAGAAACAACTGCTGTTGCAGCAACACCTGTTTTAGTTGTACGATCAAAAATTAATACACTTTGTTTAACTTCAATAATATCATCAACTTGATTGAACAAAGGAACTGCTGTATCAGTAAATATTTCTGTAGAACCAGCAGACACACTCTTAATAATGTACGCTGTTGGACGAATGCCAGGTTCTAATTCAACTCTATCTTTACCAATTCCTATGTTATTAACAAACACATCTTGTATTTGTTTCTTCCAAGTTACTGGTCTTTGTAGTGATCTAAGTGTTGTAATGCCAACATCAATATAAGTGTTAGTAGTTACGGAATCGGATGTAGTAATACCTGTAACTGTTCTTGGTTCTTGCTGATAGAAATCATTCAAACCAACATCAGGGTATTTATTAATTATAAGACTATCGCCTGTTTTTACTGTTTCTAAAATATCAACATCAAGAACATCATGTTCAGATCCACGGTAATAGTAAAGTCTCACTTTATCGTCCGATTTTGGAGCTTCTAAAAATGTAATTTGAGATCCGCCATTAAACACATAACTTTCAAAAGGAATTTGAAGAATGTCATTTAAGAATACTAAACAGTTATCTTCAACACGAATTGGGGATCCTTTTCCAGATCTTAAAGTAATTGGAGTTTCAACTGCACCAATTGTTTTTGTAATTGGGAATGTTTTTCTAGTACCATCAAATAAATCTTCAAATGTATTTAATTTTTCTAACTCACCAAAAGTAAATCCAGCAAAACTGTCATTAAAAACATCAAGAACGGTTAGGGAGAAAGTTTTAAATGAATTACCAGCAGATGCATCAGTTAAAATACCAGATTGTCCACCCTCTTCAATTGATAGAACATCATCAATTTTATAATTATATCCGAAGTTTGTAATTTGGAAACTAATTATACTTGAAGCAGAACCAACACGAACCGATACAGATGCACCAATACCTGTAGAACTACCAACCAATTTCATATTTTCATAATTAAGTGGTTCCTCAAATTCAAGATTTGGAGGTGATGATTGACTAAATCCTGATCCACCATTTGTAATTGTCACAGAGGTTACTAAACCAGCAGTGACATTTGCTGTACCTATTGTTGTAACACCAGAACTTGTAACAGCGCTGACAAGAATATTAGTTTGTAGTCCAACACGGTATCCAGATCCACTATTACCAATTGAAACAGATGTTATTGTACCAGCAGATGACACAATAGCAGTTCCACCAGCTGCAACTAGGGGTTGATAACCAAATGATGCACTTTCCCCAACAGAAACAATGACACCACCTCTAGGAACTGATGATACGTTTACATCATAACTATTTGTTACACCAACACCTGTGAAACTTACAGATGTAATACCAGCAGTTTCAGAAATAATATAATCATCATTTGGATTTTGGAAAATTTCATTTAAAAGTAAAACACCAGTATTAGTTGCAAATCCAGTTACATCTGAACCACCAGATTTCAAAATAAAGTTTGTAGAAATTCCTGTAAATTGTTCTTGAACAGTGTCAAATACAAAATTATTGGAATATGTTTCTTGACTTCCGCCAGGAATACCAGTATGAGTAAAGACTCTACCTACAAACGTAGATGTAGTTGTTAAACCAGATGGGCCTTTTGAACCTTTAGGCGCATCTGTAAAGTTAATTGTATCCTTAACAATTTGATAATTACCTAAGAACTTAGTTACAGTATCACCAGCACTATGATCTTCAATTACGGAATTAAGTTGACCTTTTCTCACAAGAAGTATATTTGTCCCTCCGATACCAACAGTATCAATCTTCATAAATTCATTATTAATTTTAATAATATCTCCAGAGAAGAATGAAGATATACCTGCTAGAGTTATGAAGTTAGATGATTTTAGTGAATCGGATACTAATGTTGTATTAACAGGTGACTGAATTGCTGGACTTTGAATATTATTGTCAAGAGTAATTAAAGCTTTAGAGTTAAGATTTTTAGATGTAAACGCATGAGTTGTTCCAACACCGACAGCTGATACATCAATAACCTTGGGAATAGTTTGAAGTGCTTCAGCAGCAGTTCTAGCAAGTTTAAATTTATTTTCTGCAACTTTAACTGCAAATACTGTTGATGGTAATTTATTTGTAACACCGATTCCACTGATTGAAGTTGTTCCAATTCCGATACTCATTGTTGTACCAGCACCAGTTGGTGTATATGTTAATTCTTCACCAGTTTGGAAGAAGTGATTATTAACAATAAATGTATCATTTGTAACATCAACAACAGCATCATCTGATGAATCAAATACTTTATGGAAAATTGAATCACCATTATGTTCTAAGTTAAATGAGAACTTAACATCATTTTCCGTTCCAGTGTATGATCCATCATCTGATTTATATCTAGAATTTGTAAATGTAACTAAACCAACACTATCAGATCCAATTTCACTAAAGTTGTATTGAAATACTTTAGTTGTTATTGCCTTGTTTGCTGGAGGAGTTAGTCGAAGTTCAATATCACCACCAGTGGCAGATGAATAACCAACACCAACAGTTCCAATACCAGATCCATTAAAGTTATCAATATAACCAAATTCTGTAAAGTGTGGAGTAGTTTGATCATGAATTGCAGTAACTTGAGTAACTGCGTATTGATCATCTGTTGTATTATGAATTTCAATTAACGCATCAAACGCTGTATATGTAACAGAATTGATTCCACTGATCCTAGTTGGTTGTGGAGTCGCTGTCGCTTCAATATTTGTTGTTGTTGTTAAAATTTCAGTTCGTGATATCTCTGTGCTTCCAATTCCAGTTGCAGTGCCACCAATAGCAACTTGATGAATTCTCATTGTAACGCCAACTCCAGTATGAGGCGTAAAATAAACACTCGTTATTCCAGATCTTACATCTGCACCAAATGTTCCAAGTCCAGCATTTGGAGAGTTGCTTTGAGAGGTGTTCTCATTAATCATCTGGGCATAATCTAAAAGATATACTTCCTCACTATCATTCAACACAACTAATTCATTTAATTGAGTTCTTTCTGAACCACCTAGTTCTTGTGTTTGTATGAATAACTTGCTAGTTGTAATTGCAGTTGATCCAAATCCTACAACTTGAACTGGAGATGGATCTGTAGAACCAATACCAGATGAAGTGGAAATAATATCATATCCTGTTCCAAGTGATCGTGTGCTGATACCAGATTGTATATTTTTAAACGTTTCAATTGCAAATATTCTTAACGCATAATTGTTGAATTTAAATTTAGCTGGAAGAAATCTTAAATTACCTATTGATCCAGAAATACCAAAATCAAAGTTTCCAAGATCAATCTCAGTCTCAACACGACCAAAAGGCAACATGTATCCAATTGATCCATCATGAAGTAGATTAATTTGAATTAACTCTTTTTCTCCAGAGAATCGAGTATCAAATATCAAGGCATAAAACTTAACTGCATCAATTTCACTAAGGTTAAATCCAAAGACATCTGAAAATGCATCTGCACGGGGTAAATCATTAAACTCAGAACTTATACTATCAATAGTTATGACTCTATTAGTTCTTGATTCAATATAATCAGTTAAAATTCGATTATCAAAATTAATTTGATCGGAAGCAAGTGTATCATCAATGTCCTTAGAATTTTCCGTAACAAGATCAAAATCATAACTCATATGCATTGATTCATTTTCACTTACTAAATCAGCAACAATAACAACAGGAGAAGATGATACTCCAACAGATGCATTACCTCTATTTTTGTCATCAGTGGAGGCAGTTGATACAATACTTAAATCTGCAAAGTTTTTAAATCCAACAACATGTCCAAGGCTGTTTACTGGATCTTTCCATTTTTCATATGAAATTGGACTTCCTAAAGAATATGAGAATGTTTGGTAATAATCATTATCAGCTAATTTTTGTAACTCTGTGTTTAATTTACCTGTTTCTTTTCTAAATCCACTTCTAAATTGAGAGTCTGAATCAATATTGAACATTGAATTAAACTTAGTGGTTTGTTCAATTATTCCAATTGATTTAGATGATGAACCATTAATTGATTCGCCAGATTTGAATGTATCATTAGATAATACTTTCAAATACTTATTATCTTCATTCCAAGCAACAACGGTTCCTATTTTATCACCTGTGCTTACTGTTTCTCCAACACTAAATTGATTTGGTTCAACATTAATATTAAACTGTGCTAAGTTTTCAAAAGGTATTACCTGACCAGATGATGAAGGCCCACTAAAGATGCCTGGGCTTGTAACTGATGAATCTAAATTATATGATACAGTTGCATTTCCTCCGCCTGGATTTGTGTTTACACCAGTAATTACAAAAAATTCGTAATTATAATCAGATGAGTTATATCCACTCCCTGTTGATCCGATGCCTATGTTTTCGACAAATAATTTATTTCCTAGTGTAAAGGGATAAGTTGTTGAGTCAAAAGATCCTTCGAGAGTTAAAGTTACTAAGTTAACACCACTTGTAAATGATAAATCTTTAATTTTAATTCCATTATTATTATTTGTAGGAACAATTTTTGGATTTGTATCATACAAAGAATTTGTATTTGTCAATAATGTAACTTCAGATACGGAGTTTCCTTGAGTTTTGACAGAAGTTACAACTTCACTTTTAACATCATTTGTAACTCTATCGATAATAACAATACTGGGAGGATTAGTGTAATTTTTTCCACCAGAACTAATTCCAATGCTTGATATTTTAGATAATCTATCTAATCTTAATATTTGAGGTAATTGAACAGATGGTTGAATTGTTTTATCTGATGAATAATCAAAACCAATATTTTTAATGGTATAATTTCCTAATTTACCAGTTTCATCACTATTAAGTCTAATTACACCACCTACACCATTTGTAGATCCAATTGAAGTTACAACTGGAATACTTCGATAGTTTTTACCTTTTGATATAATTTTAATTTTATCAATTGAGCCAGATGCGGTTGTGGATGATGTTGCGTATTTTAAAACTGTTGCTTCATTTTTTGTGTAACCATCTTTTTCTGGTTGAGATGGTAAAACAAACGAAAATGTAGTGCTTCCAATTCCTGTAATAACATAACTTCCATTATAATCACTATCTGATATTTTTAGACTTGAGTAGTTTATTACATCAGTATCAACGATAGGATTTTTCTTAAGTGGAGCGTTAATGTTTAAATTAACAGGTGTTAGTTTATAATAGAGATCTGAGGGACTATTTTCAGTTAGTAAAAGATCAACTCTTGCGGTGGTTGTCACACCAACAGTTCCAACGCCTACAACTTGGAACCCATCATCCTCTTTGTTGTTGAAATATGGATTTGTAAAGTTATTGTCTCTGAATAATTCAAAATCAAATACCTGTGTTCTCTTTCCAGATACAACTTGAGTTAGAGAAGTATCAGAAACGGCAAAACCTACTTTGTATCCACGAGTGAGTGATAATGGTGGATTTACAAGAGCAATCGTATGATCGGATCCAGTTGATGTAAATGATATTGCATCTGGAACTATTTTTTTAGACCTAAAAGCAGTTTGACATAATCTAAATGTATTCTTGTCTATCCTTGCTATAAAGTATGTAAAATTATGAAATAAGGGATTTGCTGGATTTGATGACTTATAAAGAACCTTATCACCAGTCTTATATCCATGATCGTTAATTGTAATTGTGTTATCTTCAGTATCAAAAGCAGAAGCATCAAATTTTAATGGATTTACAAATGTTCTTCGAGTCGTATCGTCAAATTGAATGTCGAACGAAGTTGTAATGCCTGGTGTCAAACTTAAAGAAACAAGATCATTTGCCTGTAAGTTATGAGCCTCCTTACATACAACAGTTCCGACAACCTTTTCAACAAAACCTGTAATTTCAGTTTTTGTCGGTTTAAAACTATGAACTTGACCACTTCCAAAATCATCAAAGAATAATCGATAGGCCGTTGAACCAATGCCAGTAATTCCTCCAGTAGACCCAATTCCTAAAGCGTTAGTTGATATTCCTAATAAATCTTTACTCTCTCTAATAGCAAACACTGGAGAATTATTTGTCAACCTAAAGTTAGGTACTGAATCAATTCCATTAGAAACTAAAAGTGGAGTTCCTTCATCACTAGAATATATAAGTTTATCTCCAGTCTCGAATCCATGATCTTGTAAGAATATATTTTGAGTTGGTATAAATTTATCTGTTCTTCCACCACCAACAACACGATATGTGAAAGTGACAGTTGATCCAATTCCAACTCCACTCGCTGTTCCTATTGCGACACTTTCAGAGGGATTAAAATAATAAGGAACATTCACTCTGGTTTGAATATCAGTATTGATACCTATTTTAAAACTAATCGCACGATTTAAAGCTGTGATAAGTGACGTGCTGGAGTGAGCAGTTCCAAGAACTCCATCTTGTTCTCTCTTAACTCTTATCTTATTATTTACGTTATCAACATTAAGAACAGTCATTCTTTCTGTATTGATACCTATAATATCGTTTGGTGCAATAGCATCTGGAGTTAAATTACCTGTAACAGATAGACTTGTAACTATTCCAGTTGCAGATGTTGTCCCAATTCCTGTGTTTAAAAGTAAGAAAGATGTGCTGAAACCAATTCGATGTCTTCCATCTAATTGTCTTAAAGAATCTGTTGAGAGACCAGAGACTGTTATTACATCACCAACAACTAAACCATGTGGTTGTGATGACAATCCAATTACATTCCCATTTGAATTATTGTATGTAAATACAACATCTTCAATCTTAACAACTGTAGATGCAACTGATACAATTTCTTTTCCTCCAACAAAAGATATCTCACCAGCAAAACCATTTCCTTTATCTAAGTTTTTAACTCTTAATTTTTCTTTTACCTGATATCCAGATCCAGAACTTAGTATTTCATATTTGTTAATTCTGCCAGGAGATGCATAATTAATTTCTATTTCTTGATCTACCTTTTTACGACTATCATGTATTCCTTCATACTCAACGCCAGAATTATCAAGTTTGTATGGATTTGTATTTCTTCTTAAACCTAGAGTATTTAAATCAATATCTTGGTTGTTAGTTTCAGTAAAGTTCCAAGGATCAGGTTTTGCAGCATAATTAGCACCAATTAAATATGGGAATACTGGAGAACGGAAGTTTTTAAATGTTCCACTAGTTTCATTTTCATTTGGATTTATTGTTGCAAAGTAAGCAAATGTTCCATTTGGATAATCTGGAGTAACACAATATCTTCCATTATTTTCATCCAAATCACCATTTCCAAGATACTCATAATCTTCAATAAAGAATCCAAGTGGGAAAGTTGATATTGGAGGGCCATCCTCTCTTGTAGTCTTAAGAGAATATCCAGATCTCATAATTCTCACTTCACCACCATCCCTACGGTCATATCCATATGGGCCATAAATTGGATTGCCATCATATGCCCAACCAATGATAGGTGAGTGATTTAAAGATGGTTGTTCTGCGTTGTTTAAAAGATTTAAATCATTTGATGTGTAATCAACTGTTCCATCACTATTTTTTTGTTTTAGTATTTTTCTAAGACCTCTCGGTACATAGAATGATGTAAATTTAATGCCTTCATCATTATCACCTCTTGATAAAAATCCATCATCATTATAAAATATATCCTCATATCTCTTAACATTATTAACTGCCCAAGATTTAATTTTTGTCAAGAATACAGCACCAACGCCAGGAATAGTTTCTTCAACAGCAACAGTTGCAGTTGAGTATCCTACACCACCATTATCAACAGTGACTTTATCAACACTACCATTACTGATTGATGAAATAATTTTTGCACCAACTCCATCACCTAATATTTTTAAATCAGGAGTTGATGTATATTCACCACCAGAACGAGTTACAATTACTGATCGTACTCTTCCGTCTGTCACTATTGCTTTATATTCTGAAGATGATCCAGATGAAACTCTAACTTGAGGTGGAATACTAAAGTTAAATGTGGAATCATTTCCATATCCAAGGCCAGAATTTTCCACATTAATAGAAGTGATCGAACCTCTTACAATTGGATTTATAGTTGCATGATAATTTTCAGGTTCTGCTGTGTTTATTCCAATTATTCCTTTTACGTTAACAACTATTGGAGGATAGTTAAATACATGTTCTCCAGATCCAATAGATGTCATACCAACAAATTGTTTTGTTGTATAATTTAAATCTGAGAGAGTTGTTCCAATGCCAGCAGATGCGAGTCTAAAACGATCATCATTTACTTTTAGGACATAGTAATTTTGATCAGTATCTAAACCACCAATTTTAATTCCATTGTTTGAATAACGAACAATTTCTCCATCTTTGAATCCATGATTTTTATATTCAATAAAATCAGAATATGTATTAATACCAGCAGAGGGAATGAGTCTTCTTTTATTTTCATATCCTTCGCCAGGGTTTTCAATGATAACTTGACCTAAAACTAGTTTCTTTCTTAGACTTTGAAATCTTTGTGATCCATCAGCAAAACCAGTGAGATTAATTAAGTTAGATTTTGTTATCGCATCATTTTCATTATTTGCAAGTTTAATTGTTGTCTGATTAACTTTTGATACAAAATAAATTGATTCATTAACAAGTCTTTGATCTGGTGTTTCTTGAATCTGATCTGTTGTTATACCAGCACTTGCAATACCAATTGCACCAGTATTAAACGTTTTGTAGATTACTGCTTCTCCATCACGGAACTTATGAAATGTTCCAAATCCAATTGTATTATTTGCGATATTAATTGCGTTACCTGTAGATGATGCATCAAAATCAACAAAATGAATAACTTCTTTTAATCTTGTTCTTGCGATTGCATTTTTACCATTACCACCACTAATTTCAACTACAGGTGGTTCTACATAATCAAAGCCAGGATCTATAATATCAATTCTTTCAAATTTTCCCTTCACGTTTGCTGTCGCACTAACACCAACACCAGTCAAACTTTCAATGTTTACCTTTGGAGGTGTAATTACATCATATTGAGATCCACCTTCTAAAACATCAATCGTTTCAATACCACCAAAAAATATAACATCACCTGACTTATAGTTTGATATCTCTGTACCGTTTACTAACATGCCAGTGGTGCCTGGCGCTGTCTCATATTGTGCCCCATCAAATACTGGATTAAGTGAAAATCTCTTTAATAGTTTTTGATGTTCAAGTTTTTTGTTTACAAGGTCGGGGACAGATATTTTGAATGTTCCGCTTCCAGTTGCATCTACAAAATCTCCATTTACAAGATCTGGTAAGGAGTTTGCAAGACGAATATTATTTGAACTTACACGACTTACATAATAATTTTTTCCATCAATTAACTGACCTAAGAAACCA